AAAGTAAGAAAGTGGCGAGACCAAAAGGGTTTGGCTACTCCATTTGAGCAAGGAGAAGATAGTGCCTAGCACAGAAGCACCCATCAGTATCACAGTAAAGACAGCAGCAGGTAGTCTAGTAACAGTCCGAGCAGAAAGCGGAGACGAACTAGATACAATCGTTGCACATTCAATTGCAGCAATTGCATCAGCAGCACAGGAACTAGAATCAGCAGTGCGTGGTGCATCAGCACCAGCAGTGTCAGTTCAGTCAGTTGCAGCAGCACTGGGTGGAAACATCATTGAAACAGGAACAACAATTCCTGCCCAAGAATATACACAGCCAGCACCAGTAGCATCTATTGGTGGGCGCAACTGCGCACACGGTAAGATGACAGCAATCCAAGGTATGGGTAAGGACGGTAAGCCATACAAGGGTTACTTCTGCCCAGCACCAAAGGGTGCATTTGATAAGTGCAAGAACCAGTACGTTGTGGTTCAATCACCAGAGTGGAACACATTCGTTCCAGAACAGATTAAGTGAAAACACTTAGACGCTCTATAAACAAAGCAGAGGTGGGTGGCGAACCATTGCCACCCGCTTTTGCGGCGTTTGAAAGAGCAGGAATTATTCTGCGTAGAGCAGAGGTAACTGTAGTTGCAGGCACCCCAGGTGCAGGTAAATCATCAGTTGCATTGGCTATCGCTGCGAAAACAAAACATCCTACACTTTACTTTTCAGCAGATACCAATGCACATACTATGGCTATGCGTTTAATTGCCATGACAGGCAAGATGACACAGGCAGCAGCAGAGCAGTTACTCAAAAACAATCCAGCCAAATCACATGAGATACTACAACTGAACAATCACTTGTTCTGGTCGTTTGAATCTAGCCCTACACTCAAAGACTTAGATGATGAAGTCTCAGCCTTTGAGACAGTGTGGGGTAAGAGTCCAACACTTATTGTTGTAGACAATCTTATGGATGTAGCAATGGATGGATATGATGAGTTCGGTGCAATGCGTGCAGTTATGAAGGAACTCAAGTATCTAGCCAGAGATACCAACGCAGCAGTACTAGTGCTACACCATACTAAAGAAGGATTCGATGGCTATCCTTGTCAGCCACGCAGTGCAGTGCAGGGTATGGTTAATCAGATTCCAGCAATGGTTCTTACAATTGGTCAGATGAAGCAAGGGGATGACACATACTTATGTGTGGCCCCAGTTAAGAACAGATATGGGCGAGCAGACCAAACAGGTAGTAACTACGTCAGTCTTGCTTTCAATCCAGATTCAATGTATCTTGATGATGCACCGATTAGGTATACACAACAGGAAGTATTATGATACACGATAAACTGCTGGCAGAGATAGACAGTTACGCTTATGTATATAAGCCAAAGACAGCCCTTCGTGCAGTAGTGGAATTGCATAAGCCTTGGTTATCAAAGCACGACGACCTTGTTATGTGTGACCATTGTTGCAGTGAGGTTTATCCTTGCCCAACCATTCAGGCTATTAAAAAGGAACTAATATGAGCAGCGCAGCCAAGCGTAAGGGCACACAAGGCGGAGAAATCCCAGCAGTTAATTGGTTAAAAGCAAATGGATTTCCATATGCAGAACGCAGACTAGCAGGCAGCCACCTCGACAGAGGTGACATAGCAGGAGTCAATGGCGTGACTATTGAAGTTAAGAACCATATTAAGTTAGACCTCAGTGCTTGGCTAAAAGAACTAGAAGTAGAAATGATTAACGACCAAGGTTGGACAGGTGTTGTCCTTCACAAGAAAAAAGGAACCAAAGATGTTAACGAATGGTATTGCACCATGCCAGCCAAAGTATGGTTGGCTTTAATAAAGGACGCAATGCGTGGACGCGAAGCATAGTATTGCAGATTATCTCAGATTCATTGGCGCAACCGTGCCTCCAGAGGGCAGCGGTTGGCGCAAAATAAAATGCCCATTCCATGAAGATGGACATGCATCAGCAGGCATTAACTTTGATGAGAACAGATTCAAATGTCATGGCTGTGGTGTAGGTGGAGATGTTTACGATTTAATTATTCAGAAGGAGGGAGGTACATACCGTGAGGCTATCAAGTTCGCACAGACAATTTCTCTTGCAGGCGACTCACCAGTACGCAAGCCAGATACATTTAGCAGCAGACTATCTAGCAACCCGCAATCTCTCGGTAGAAGAGGCGCGACGCTTTCATCTGGGAGTAGTAAAGGACGCTCTGCCAGGGCATGAGCAGTACATAGATAGATTAGCCATCCCATACATCACGCCATCAGGCGTGGTAGATATCAGGTTCAGAGCAATGAACGGAGCAGACCCCAAGTATATGGGTATGCCAGGTGCCAAGACTAGTATGTTTAACGCACAAGTAGTACTTACTGCATCAGATTATATCTGTGTGACAGAAGGAGAGATAGACTGTATAACAGTCAGCGTTAAGACCAATCACCCAGCAGTAGGTATTCCAGGTGCTAACAATTGGAAGCCTTTCTACACAAGAATCCTAGATGACTTCGATACAGTAATCGTACTAGCAGATGGTGATGCACCAGGGCTAGAGTTTGGTAAGAAGATAAGCAAAGAGTTGGGCAATGTTAATATTATCCAGATGCCAGACGGCCACGATGTCAACAGTATCGTGCATAAAGAGGGAGTAGATTTCATCAATGAGCGAATCGCCAGATGCCTCAGCGCAGAATGAAGATACGGTATGGGAGTTTATTAAAGACCATCCGCGTATCCTTGGGCTACCAGTATCAGACAAGCAGGGGTTAGACCTACTGAATGCACTACGAGATGTAGCCGAGATGATTTATAAAGACCAAGAGATGGCACACAAGATGCTCACCATGATAGCCACAGTTATTGTGGCAGCAGCAACAGGTGAGGGCAACGAGACTATTGAGGAACTGCTAGTAGCAGAGGCAATGCACAAGTTCGACACAGAAGCAAAGGAGATACTCAGTGAAAGACCCGAATGATTTTGAAGATGTATTAAAAGAGATACGAGTTATTATGATTCGTAAACATGCAGACTACGGCCCATACAACATAGCCAATGCCCCAGGCGGGGCAATGAACGGACTGCTTGTGCGTATGCACGACAAGATGGCACGGTTAGAGAATCTCTACTATAAAAACAACGACACGCCCAACTACGAATCTATCGAGGATTCATTTATTGACCTAGCAAACTATGCAATAATTGGACTATTGGTGCAAAGAGGACAGTGGGAAGGCGTTAAATAACCAATGTATGTAGATGAGTACGAGGCAATGGTGCAAGCCCTTGCTGCTGAGTACCACCGCAAGTACCCAATGACTGAACAACCAGATATTCAACAGGTACTATGGCTGTGGTTTGTTTCTCATCCACAAAAATACAAAGAGTGGTCAGAATTAGAGCAGAAAGACAAAGACAAACTAATAGCACGGTCTCTTCGCAACGCAGCAATTAAGTATTGCGAACGAGAGAAGGCTAGAAAGATTGGCTATGAACTGCTTGACCTGTACTACTATGACTCGTCAGTTATCGAAGCCTTCCTACCATCTATCATTGCAGAATCGTATGAGATTCCAACTGCCATTAAAGACTTGAACTACAAGTTCTCTAAGGGTGAGAGCAACGATACCAATAACTGGTTAGTACTTCGCTCAGATATAGCCACTGCCTACTACAGATTATCAGATGCAAAACAAAATGTGCTCCGTATCAAATACTCAGCAGAAAATATTGAGTGGTCTGATATAGCACAAGAACTATCTACAACAGCAGACGGTGCACGCATGAAAGTGCAACGGGCAGTAGGTAGCCTCATCAGAAATCTTGGCGGGCATAGGCCATACATAGAAGAAGATACTTTAGTAGAGGCAGATGATGACGAATCAGGAGAATGATAATGCCAAAGACATCCGAGAGTTACTACACCCAACGGATTACTCGCACGCTATGGACTTGCGAGGAGAACCTATTGGAGATGTTTGCATATGTGGAGGGGATGTATTTCATGCGCTTGTTGCATTTGACCAAGGTGAACTATGCTTTTATTTCCTTGATGGAGAGTGCACTAACTGTGGCTCAATGGTCACACTCCCTTACCCAAAGAACGAGGACACTATCTAATGCCACTATATGATTTTAAGTGCACTGCTTGCACAGAAGTACAAGAAACTAACGAGAATATTCCACCAGCATGTGGCACTTGCGGTGAAACTATGCAGCGTATATGGTCAGCACCAGCCATTAAGTTCAATGGCACGGGCTTCTACTCAACAGGAGGATAAGATGGCAGCAAAGAAACTAGGAAAGAATAACTGGATTACCTATGGTCGTAATATGGGATTTGGCATTGGCTTTAATATTAGTAACCACTTCTTAAGCATTGACCTTGGATTCTGGTACGTGGCATTTGAGTACTAATGAGTTACCCACAATGGACAGAGACACCAGCCTGCGCTGGTACTAACACAGAGATGTGGTTCTGCGAAGATAATGAGCCAGGATACAGAGAAGCAAACCTACTCAAAAGAATCTGCGCAGGATGCCCAGTAAAACAACAGTGCTTAGAGTACGCATTGCACCATTCAGTGCAAGGTTATTGGGCAGGAACTACACCTAGACATAGAAGTCAGTTAAGAAAAAAACTAAATATAATTCCTACACCAGTCGGTCTAGCATGGGAGATACATGAGTACAGCAAAGTTATCTGACTTTGATTTAGACCTAGCAGTAGGTCATCAAGGCGAAGCCTTAGTGGAACAACTGCTAACTGGTGGTGCTACAGTAGAAGTCAAGACAGATTTGAAATGGAAAGAAACTGGCAACTTATATATCGAGACAGTTTGCTGGTCACACAACAACGAGAATTGGTATCTATCAGGATTGTCCAGCACGAAGGCAAGTTATTGGGCTTTCGTTCTGGAGGGGGCAACCCTGTTGGTACCAACGGAGGTACTGAAGCAGGTAGTAACGGCTAGGGGAAGAGCCATTACCTGCAACATACCTCCGAACCCTAGTAAGGGATACCTTATTAAGGTTGAAGACATAATCAACTACATGCGTAAATGACAAAAGACCCCCAGCGCTGGTATAACTACCAGTTCTGGGGGTTTCTTGTCTCTATGGGGCTGCTAGGCCCCTTAAATAGGGATTATTCTGAGCCTGGGCCATAGTCCTTTGAGTTCTTGTTAGCCCATTTAGCCGCTGGCGCAGCCAATGCGCCGATAACTACGGCATACTGTGGAGCCAAGTCAGTTGCCAAGGCAATACCCATAGTCACCGCTGCAGCAATAACTGCTAGAGCGTAGTCTTTGATTGCCTTTACTTCTTTAGGTCCAAGGAACTTATCAACTAGTGCTTTCATTTGTTTTCCTTCTTTTTAGGTAGTGGCTTTAACTTCATAGCAAAGTTACGTGCTGCATCTGCTGTCTTAAAGACAGGACTCTTCTTAACTATAAGCCATGGAAACCAATGGCTATCGTCATTACCACAGTTATCTTTGATAGAAATATGTAGGTGTTTATTGTGTGGATTACTGCCAGTATAAGGGCGTTCGCCTTTTTCCTGTGACCAGATTCTGCCCTTGAAGATTAGATACTTAACTCGATTATCTTTCTTAAGTCTTTCAAATAAATCAGCACAATCAATGCCACCCAACTTATCGTGGGTTAAGTCAACAGCAAGTCCAGTATTATGGTCGCTGGTTGGATTCTGTGCTAGATGTGCTTTCGACGGCAGAAGTCCATCGGAGACTTTCATACGCAATGGTGCTATCGCTGTGGCCTGGCGTAGGACAGCAATAGCGGCAGGTGTGGCTTTCTTGACAAGTTTCATCGGTCATTCTCTCCCCTTGTGTAGCATCATTTGATACAGGATTTCTACTTTTTCTTCTAGTCTAGTAACAGAATCCTTTAGACTTGAACCAGAGTTTGGCTTAAGTTCATAAAGGTAATGCTTAACCAACCAACGCACTGAACCAGCAAACGCTGAAACAATTGCAATTACAGATACGATTAAGCCAGCCCAGTTTGCTGCACTCATTATACTGTCCTCACCACAATCTCCAATATGCCACCAAACCCTGTAGAGTTTTTATCTGGTGGGGTAGTATTTACTAAGTTGATTCCTTCAATCTGAACTTGACGGCTATCGCCAGTATTCAGGTCTTGCCATGTAACTATGTCTCCGCTTTCTTCAACCCTTTCAAGAGCAACAATGCGGTCATACGCCCGTCCTGAATAACCAGTACGAGAATTATTCTTATCTGTTTCTTCATCAAAGCAATAAACATAATGACTAATAAGTCGTTGTCTAGGTGTAGCAATTGTTGCCTTTGCCTGATAACCCTTAAATACTGGACCTTTAGTATTATCAGTACCATCGCGGTACATAATAAACTTATAGGCTACATATTCTTGAGCCGTTGCTGGGTTAGAGGTTGTCACCTCTACTGGTGCTACGGCTGAATCGTATGAAATATGGTCATACTCATTACCATCTGAGTCAACAGTTTCTAATGTCATAGAACCAAATTGATAGTCACCACGGGCTAATAAACGCTTAAAGTTTTTAGGTTCAAGAGTTCCGTATCGAATATTACCTGTAGTTAAATAACCAGTTGTGCGAAGAGTTGTATCATCTTCTACATAAAGATAGCCATCACCATCCGCATAAGCAGTACAAAAAGCAAGGCGGTCAGTACCATTGGCAAAAGCACAAGCAGTTGTATGATGACCAGTCACTCCATCATAGTTAATATCATTTGCCCATGCAAAGCGCAGGCTTTCTATTTCTGTTGATAAGTCAACGCGGATAACTCCAGGCTCACCATTAACAGATGTAGCGCACCACACATAGTGGTCACGGGCAGCAAAGTCATAGCAAGGCTGGTCAGTCTCAACAATCAAAGGCCCATAATTAATAGAACCATCTTGGTCGTTTACTACAGCAACTCGAATACCCTTGTCTGTGCCAATCATCATATAACCTAAGTAATAGTAAATCTTATGCACTACTTCACCAACTGGCAGTTCTGCTGCTACTACTGCAGATGTAAGTGTTGGCATTACACCTGCTGTGCTAAGAGTAAACTTCTGAATAGTAGACTGAATGCCGTTATAGCCAGCGATGTAAATCGCTGGACCTGATGCTGTAATACTGCTGTATGTATGGCTAGTTACTGGGTGTGTATACAAAACTGATGGCATTGCTACTGCTGATGCGGCAAACTCATACACTTTATTGTCTGCACACATAACAATACGGTCTTTAATGTACTCCATAGTTGCATTAGAAATAGTACCAATTTCATCAAACATAAAAGTATTGGCTGTTGCAGATGTACCAGTTAAGGCTTTCTTGTATACAGTTTTCTTTGTAGCAGTATTTGTAATCCAGTATGCAGTAGTACCATCATCACAGATAGCAAAAACAGGAGAGTCAGTACCAGAGTTATAATCAATAAAATGTATTGGAGTTGCAGGGTTATTTACGTCAATCTTGTCTACATCATACTCATCATGTACTAATACACCAGCAGTATTGTTCCATTTAATAGAGCGCATAGTTTGAAATGGTCTACCAGTAGAACGAATAGCACCAGTAGTGTTATGCCCTTGAGTGCAGTTGTTTAGAAGCGTAACTTCACCTTTAGTCCAGACATCTAATCCTTTACTATCTGCAAAACGATAGTGTCCTTTTTCGTCATTAGTTGCAGGGTCAAAAAAGTTAATACCTGAACCACCGTGAAAAGACATTTGTGAACGAATCCACCAACCAGTCAATGACTGTTCTCCTGGTTCGTTAGTATTATCAAACTGGTCTTTCTTAAATGGTGCAGTTCTGCGTGTGTATGGGCGGTCATTGTTTGTAGCAAGAATAAATGGCATACCACCAATAGCAATGTCATAGGCTATATCTGTATTCTGCCAAATGGATGTTGATGCAACTACACCCACATCTACGGCAATAGCCCGTTCGGCACGACCTTCGGTAATATCTCTACCAGCCACCATTACTCCTTAGTTAGAAAATAATAAATGACCAGTTTATCCACTTGGTCAGGTGGTACTACTAAGTATTTATTATTCAGCAGAAGGTTCAGCAGGTAGTCCTGCTAGTTCTGCTTGATGAGTTGCAATAGCAGCCTCAAGAACAACAAGTGCTTTATCAGCATTTGCTACACCTTCTTCATCATTGAGTGACTCACAAGTAGTCTTGTTTAATGAGTGCTGGTATGCCTCTGCAGCAAACTGTGATACTCGCTGTGTGAGGATATTGCGCTTTTGTTCATCTGTTAGTAGTGATGCGTAGTCAATTGACATTAGTTTTGTCCTTCGGTTAGGTCAGCCTCGTCAGGCTGAGTTACTTCTATTGTATCAGGTGTCAGCACATCGTCAACATTTATCCAAGATACAGTTGACTCGTCCCAAACAAAAACCTTTCCTTCTTTAACTGGCATTGGTACTGGGGGCTGCCACTGAGCATTCTCGTCTAATACCCAAGATAAGAATGGTTGAGGTGCAAAGAAATGGTCAGCAATCGGGTCATAGGTATACCCAATGCCAGCAAAGTTCTTGCGGATTGTTCCGTTGTATGAAGTCTGAACCCAGTTGCCACCAAATAATGATTGGCAGAATTGGATACCTTTAGCCTCTGATTCATTGCCATTTTCATCTAATAGTTCGTTGTTGTGTACAACAATTACTTGTTTAACAATGTTGTTTTCATCTAGTTCTGCAAAGTGTGCCATTAGAATGTAATGCTCCCGCTTCCAGTCCACTTGTAAATCTTGTATCCACCAGTATTTGTAAATGTAGGTGAACCTGTAGTTGCTACAGCATCTGCGTAGGTGTTTGAGTAGCGAATAATTACTACGCCTGAACCACCTGCTGGTGTTCCAGCGGATATGGTTCCACCACCTGCGCCACCACCTGTGTTTGCAGTTCCAGCAGTTGCAGCAGTTGTGTTTGAAATACCACCGTTACCGCCACCGCCTGAGCCTCCAGTTCCATTACTTGTATTTCCATAACCACCACCGCCACCTGCATAATAAGTTGCTGTGCCAGTAATTGAAGACTGCAAGCCAATACCGCCATTTGCGCCGTAGTTAGTTGATGAGATGCTTGCACCTACAGCACCAGCACCGCCACCGCCAGCCCCAGCGTAAATACCTACTACCGTGCTACCGCCGTTGTTACCTTGACCTGATGTTCCAGCGCCACCAGCCTGAACATAGGAAGAAAATTGACCCGTAGTGGCACCGCCACCTGAACCACCAGCGTTACCAGGTGAACCAGCGCCAGGGTTTCCTGTACCGCCACCACCGCCACCTGTTGAGGTAATGCTAGAAAATACTGAGTTGCTTCCGTCAAAGCCGTTGTTAAATGAAGTAGTTGAACCCGCTCCACCTGCGCCAACTGTCACAGTAATTGCAGAACCAGATGAGACAGCAAAACCTGATGCAGTTCTGTAACCACCAGCACCGCCACCGCCTGAACCAGCGTAGCCTGAACCGCCACCACCTGCAACAACAAGATATTCAACTGTTGGAGTCTTAGCAACTCCTGCTAGTGAACCAATTAATCCACCTAAAACACCACTCATCAAGTTAGTCCATTTCCTGAGATGTACCAAGTAGTTGAAGCAACCTTAACTGCTGTTGCCATTCCGTGTGCTGCGAGAGTACGAGAACCAGTAGTTCCTGAACCTGCTAGATACATTGTATCAGTTGTGATTGCAATAGTTGTAGTAGCACCTGCACCAGAGATAAAGGAAAGTACTGTACCTACTGGGAATGCAACTGAACCGTTAGCAGGGATTGTAACAGTTCTAGTTGCAGTTGAATATAAATGTTTTCCAGCATCTCCAGCAACAATTGTATATGCACCAGTGGTTGTGGAGTTCTGTGGCATACCCATATATCCACCACCCGCTGCTGCAGTGGTTGTAGTACCTGCTGCGATAGCATTGATGGTTGTATTACCTGAACTATCAATACGCATACGCTCGGTAACACCTAATGGTGTTGCACTTGAACCCGTTCCAAATGATATACCGCTACTTGCTGGACCATTAAATTGAATATAACCCATATAGGTAGCATCAACTTTTGTTTGGATTCTTGGTCCTGCTGTTTCCCAAGATGAACCAGCAGAAGTTCTTAGAGTTGTAAATTCTAAATTAGTTGCATTGCCATCAGGCATTCCAAGTCGTGCTGTTAAAGATTGATTACCAGCGGTACTACCGACTGCTGCGCCACTAGTAAGGTCTAACTTAAATGTTGGCGTAATACCAATACCAACATTTCCTGATGCGTCAATAGTTAAACGAGCAGCAGCAGCAGTATTGTCTACAATGCGGAATGATGGTGTAGATGTACTTCCAACAACATCAACATACCAAGCCAAAGCATTATCAGATGCTCTGGCAAGACTTAATTGACCGCCCTCACTACTTGTATCCTGGCGTTGAATCTGAAGACCAGCAGGATAGAAAATACCTGATGCTGATACGGTTGAAAGCACGCTACCAGCACTGTTTTGCCATTCCATTAAATTTCCAGATTGTGATGCAGCACCCTTTACTACCAAACCAATGTCTCCTGCAGTAGTATTTGTAACCTGTGCCATAGCACCGCTAGTTAGAGTGGCACCGATACCTGTGCGACCAGCAAAGTAGTTAGGTGCTGTACCAAGAGCATAGAAGTTCCAGTTAGCAGAGCCTGAAGCAGCAATAGAAGATTGAAAACCATAGTTAGTAGTTGCTCCAGTCATATTTGATTCTACATAGTAGCCAACTTGAGTTGATACCGTTGAACCAGCACCAACTGTTACTCCATTTACAAAGAAGTGACGAAGGATACCTAAAGTAAATGCTGCTGCTGTAGTAGATGGAATACTTGCAAAGCCTTTATATTGACTTGTTGTATCTGCTGCTATAGGAGTGTTAACATAAACTCCATTGTAGGATGTTACACCAGTTGAACCAGTTGAAATTATAAGACTTATTCCAGAGTTTGTAGTACCGCTACCCATTGATATTTTTCCAGAAGCATCAATTGCCATACGGGTTGTATTGGTAGTTCCAAATGTAATTGGACCAGCATCAATAGCAACTAACGCCAAAGAACTGGTACCACGGTGCTGAATCGCAGAAATACTATTTGCTCCTGGGCTACGAATAATACGCAATCCGTAATCAGTGTATGTTGTATCACTAATCAAATCAATGTAAGCATTGCCATCTGCTGTACGACCTGAACCAAGTTCCATTACTGCTGATGCTGAACCAGCACCTGAACCTACGACTAAGTTTCCATTTGCAGCAAAGTAACTTAATACAGTACCTGTGCTGTTTTGTACTTGCAACAAATCATTAGTCTGAGATGTAACACCTTTAACAATAAGAGGTGTGCTTGCAGCAGTTCCTGCTGATGCTGTTGCAGTCACAATTGTTGGGCTGGTATTCATTACAAATGTAGTACCAGTACCAGTTTGAGAAGCAATAGATGTTGCAGCACCTACGGAGGTAATTGGACCAGTCAAGTTGCTTGGAGCACTTGCAATAATAGAATCTGCGTACGCCTTAGTTGCTGCATCAGTTGAAGCAGTAGGTGTACCAAGACCTGTAATCTTGTTAGTACCCATAGCAAGGGCACCAGTCATAGCCTGTGTGCCATCACGAAGTACTACAGATGTAGCAAAAGAACCACTGTTATTAATTGCTGTTGCAATTTCGGAAAGAGTATCAAGTGTTCCTGGAGCACCACCAACAAGGGCTGTAATTTGTCCATCTACATAAGCCTTAGTAGAAGCATCTGTGCTAAGTGTTGGAGTAGCAAGATTTGTAATCTTCTGACTGTTTAGTGATACTGACCCTGTAGGGGCAGTCATTTGGTCTAAACGATTAGTACGAACCTGTGTATCAAAGTTTGAGATAGTAGATGCTGTTTGAGTGCCAGTGTGGTTAGCGCGTGCCAATGGGTCTGTTGCTAACTTAGATAGTGCGATAGCAGCAGTTGTTGAAATATCAGCATTAACAATTGTTGCATCAGCAATCTTGGCTGAGGTAATTGCTGAATCTGCAATCTTACCTGTAGTTATATTAAGGTCTGCAATCTTTGCAGTTGTTACGCTTGTATCTACAAGTTTACCAGTTGTTACCGCAAGGTCAGCAAGGATTGTCGCGTTGACCGTTCCTGTATCAGCAGCAGTAATTGCTGTTCCTGAAATCTTAGTCTTATCAATAGCAGCAGATGCATTAATGTCAGCATTAACAATAGTACCAGCAGGAATTGTGGTAGTAATTGTTGTATTGCCAAGGTTAGTAATAGTTGCAGAACCAGTAATATCACCCGATAGTGTGATAGTTGGGTCACTAACATCAAAGTTTAGTTTGCCAGTAGCATCATCATAGGTGACAGCAATACCAGATTCAGTATTGGTAGATACCATTGCTCCAACAATATCTTCAACCTTTTCCTGTACAGATAGACCATCAATTGTTGGGGTTGTTAATGCTGGGCTAGTTAAAGTTTTGTTTGTTAAAGTCTGTGTATCTGTAGTACCAACAACAGAACCACTAACTCCGTGAACCAAAGCACTTGCTTCAATATGGTTATTGGCTTCACGATAGTCGCGGCCAATTGCCATGTGACGGATAACAGCACCAGCAGAGTGAGATTGTCCAGTTGAACCATCAATACCACGAACAATTGTTAATGTGTTAGTACTGACGGCGGTAACATCTACAATTTCTTCAAGTGCTGTATCTGGGTCAATAACAACAGTGAAGGTTTCACCTGCTGAAATTGTAATACCACCAAGCAGAGAACTGCCTGATACGACAGTAGCAGAGGTGTCGGCTGCACCAATACCGCCAGTTAGTGTTGTTTGCTGTGAGCGGGATGAGTATTTTCTAGTTGTCATTCAATCTTCCTATCGGCTGAAGTGAACTCGTGGCGGATATTGTTGTTGCTGCGCCTGAGTTTCCTCTGATAGACGCTGGTTGTAAAGAGCAAAGAGTTGGCGATACGCATTAGTTGCTGAACCAAAGGTACGCTTGTTGTCTGTTTCATCAGCCTGTGGTGACTGTGCACCAGTACGGGCTGGGTCAAGGTAGGCAATTAAACGGTATGAAGCACCAAGGATTACAATGTCTCGGCAAGACTCTGGCAATCCAGTTTGTGTAGTAAATGAATCTGTAGAAGATGTAGATAGAGTTCCAGGAGATGTTGCATAAACAACCTTTACCTTACGACCAGATGCAATTCTGTCGCCAATGGTTACTGTTTGCGCTCCTGCGCCCCAAGTAGTTTCATCTGGGAAGGCATCAAAGTCCCATCGCTTAACGCGAATCCACTCTCCACTAGAACCAATATCCTGCCAGTGCATGGTTAGGATGTTCTGGATATTTTTATTATCTAGTTCGTATGTGTTTACAATTGTGCTGCTAAATGTAAAACTTGTTTGCTTCACTGCAAAGATAGAAGAACCCATTGCACGAATAGTGTCTTGAATAGCACGCTTAACAACGTGCTTAGGAAATGTTGGAGAGATAGTTACCTTTGCTCCTGCATCGTGAGTTGCAGCAGTAGAACCCATAAACCCACGGCCATATGGAGATACTGTTCCTGTGTTAGAAACACGGTCTACACTATCTACCCATAATAGTTCATCATCAATTTCAATAATACCAGAGCCAAGGCGTTGAGCATCTGCTACGCTAAAAATTGTAGGGGCTGCAATAGTAGATGTAGTTGTAGAGATAGGACTTGTTAAATGTGTAGCCTTATCCTGTTGAATTGTGTAGCCAGCAAGGTTAATCAAAACCTCATCTGTTAGTTCGTTAAGTAGGATACCCATTACCACTTTACCTTATCTGCCCAGTAGGCTGCACTTAGTTTGCCTTTAGCAATATTTTTAGCATGTCTTGCTTTGAAAGACTTACGGCGTGCTGCATAAGATGCAGACTCACCAGCCTTTTTTGGAGAACCAGATACACCCTGCTGACCAAAGCGAATAGTCTTAACAGTGGTTCCTTCTTTAGCCACAACTACGTGTGACTTTTTAGGATGGTTAGGCGTACGCTTAGGCTTGTTATAGCCAGATACACCAGCACGAGTTAATCTAGAATCTTTTTTCATCTGTATTTAGCCGTCTTCTTTGCAATAGATTTAGGTTGTCTTACGAACTGCTGTCCCTTGCGCATACCTGCACGCTTTGCTGCAGTTGTCTTTGCATACTCTGATGCGCTCAGTGCAGCACGGGCTTTCTTAGGAAGATATCTTTCTCCAGTAGCCTTAGCACCCTGGGTGCTTGGCTTACCAGATTTAGTACCCCAGTCTTCTTTAGTCCATTTGGACAAAGACTTTTGTTTGGCAGTCTTGCTACCTGAGTAGCCACCGCCTGCCTTCTTGTAAGCCTGTGCTAGCAACTGAGCCTTACGGGCAGACCACTGGCCAGGCTTACCACCTTTAGAGCCAGACATAATCTGATTCTTTAGACGTTCACGTAAACCTGCTTTGGTGTATGCCATTATTTACCAGCCGTATCTTTTCTTAATAATCTTTTTTGATGCTGCATCTTGCGGAGTCATCTTTGTAGATGTAGATGTACTCTTTGGCTTAGGCTTAGGAGTAGGTGTTACCTTACCAATGTCACGGATACCAACTGTGCTTCCGTTTGGCATTACAACTGTTATGCCAGACTTGCTCATTGGCTTGCGTGCTGAAGTTGATGGCTTACGTGGAGCCATTGGCTTTCTTGGTGCTGGCTTTTTTGCTGCAGCCATTACATGCCACCAAATAATCCGCCACGCTTTGGCATTGCCTTCTTTGCTACCTTCTTAGCAACTTTCTTCTTAGCAACCTTCTTGACTGCCTTCTTCTTGGCACCCATTGTCATTGCCTTTTCTTCCATACCTTCAGCCTTGGCATACATCTTTGCTGCCTTCTTACCTGCTGGTGTGTATGGGAACTTCTTGTCTCCTACCATTGGCATTATATTGCTCCCGCTTCCTTTAGTGTTGCTGCCGATTTTTCATTAATATAACGAGCACTAGTCATAGTATCTGCGTCATAAGCCTTACCCATTGCTTCAGAGGCCTTAACAGCACGCTGTACAGCAGCCATACTTGTACCTTCTGGTTGAATACCCTGTGCTCTAGCAGCACGATAAGCATTCAATTCTCCATCCCACTTCTTATTACTCATAACCTTTTGAGATGATGCATCTCCAGGATTAAGTTGCAGTCCTAAAACTTTGCAACCAAAGCAACCTTCAACATCTTCTGGATGGTCTAGTCTGTGTCTCATACCGTCTCCACTGTGTAACCAGCAGCCTCAAGGTCTGCCTTTTCGGCTGCATCTACTTCGTAATCAATACCACCAAGGTAGGCAATATCTGCTGCAACCCATTCCTCAGAGGATGGATAACGAATCTCTGTATAGACAGAGCCGTTCTTAAGAACTGTGATTCCTTTTTCAATCTTGATTCTAGAAAACAGTGGATGGTATTCGCCATCCATCTCTTCTAGGATTGTTGGTGTTCTAAATATGTAAGCCATAGTTCCTCCAATAGGGTTACTGATAGGCAGGGACAAAAGCCCCTGCCTACCCGTATAACTATTGTTATGCTGTTGGGCGACCTGAAGCCGCTGTCTCAATGCGCACCAATGCTGGTGTGCGGTATAGAGACCAGTTGATGATTCCGTACCAACCGACTGGGTTGAAACGGTTAAAGCGGTCCTGGACCACTCCAACTTCCATGCCTGGTTCCTTCCAGACTGCCTCAGCAAGAGCCTGTGCTCCAACTACATATGTATTGAATACACGTGTCTGTGAACCACCTGAGCCTGTACCTGACTGTGAAGAAGTTGCGTTTGCTGTCTCAATGAAGCGAACGCCTTCCCATGCGCCTGTTTCTCCGCCGTAAAGTGGAGCAGCGTTTTGGTACTCGTGTGGAGTACGCCATACGTTGTTACCTGTCTCTGTGCGTAGGTCAGAAGAAACTTCTGGGTGGATGTATGCAACATACATTCCAGCAGCCTTGTACTGAACTCCTGCAGAGCGCATCTTTGTAACAGCAGTACGAATTGCAGCAGACTTCATTGTGTCTGCTGGTGCAATTGTGTTCTTAGCAGCAACTGTGCCAACACCTTCGTATGTGCTTGAAACTGCACCTGTTCCGCCAGCAACACGAACAATGTTTGTTCCTGCGTCTAACTTAGCAACTACTGCTGCGTCAAGTGTCTTTGTCATGTTGAAGCCAACTGCGTTAGCAACCCATGGGTCAATGTTTGCTAGTGACATCAAGTTAATCTTCTTAACTGGAAGTACTGAGCGACCTAGTTCTAGTTGTGCAATGTCTAGGTATGTTGTTGCTGGTAGTGCTACTGAGTCTGGGTCAACTGTCTCATTGAGTGTTGCGCCAGCCACTGTAGTGTCAGCAATATCTGTGTTAAACTGGAAACGGATTGAAGAACCGTTGTGTGTTAGGGAGCCGACCTTCTTGTCCGCAATTTCACGGAACTTTGGAAGGATGCGAAGATTAGTCTCGATAAGTTTATCGTAGGCTAATGTTACAAGATTGCTTCCTAATCCAGAGGTTGTAGTTGTAAAGACATCTGCCATTTGGCTATGTCCTACCTTTCTGGTTTAGTCGGTTACGAATTAACCGAGTGATTTGATAATTGACATAATCTCTTCTTCAGAAGTAGCGTTAGCAAGTGCTCGCTCTAAATCTTCTGAATAAGCGGGAGTGTCAGCCGATTGGGTAGCAGAATCCTGTTGCTGTAAAGCACGCAAGTTTTCTGTATCAACCTTCTGCTCATTAGGCGTATACCCAATTAAGTCACCATTCTCAACGAGCCAGTTAGATACTGCGTCTTCATTGATAGTGTCTAAGTCCTTAAGGACAAGACGGGCAGCCTTTGTGTTTACTCCCTTTGATTCTAGGATTTCTCGGACAGTACGTTCATTAGATTCACGAGAGAACTTCGCTAGTTGTTCTTCGAGTTCCTTGATACGCTTTTCATCTGCTCTCTTGGCTTTGCGTAGGTTAGCGATACCATCATCGCCATTCGAGAATTGAGAACGTTCGTTCTCCAGATTGTCTTCTTCCCAGTAGTTATTTTCGTTGCTCATGCAACATCACCCTTCGTTAGTAGTTGTCGCAGACCACAATCAAGTAAGGGGATAGTTGATTGGCTTCTGCTACCAGGCTAATACACCTGACGGGGCTGGTTGGTCCGTCTAGGGAACTTAAAATGCGCTGGATTTACCGTTGCCTAGTGCGCCACGGGATAACCCTGATGACCCACTAAATGTGCCTACTTCTTTTTCGGCTAGTTTTAATCGCTTGCGCTTTGCAGATTCAAGTTGTCCAAAGACTTCTTCTTCTGCTGTTTTCTGTGTGTAGTTAATTCCTTCTTCACCATAAATCTGGCTAAGTTTTGTAGCCCCTGGAAGGGCTTCAGCAATCTCACCATAACCCTTCTGGGCAACTGCCTTAGTAATACCCATCTTTGCAAGGGCTGTAGCGCTAGCAACATCTGTAGTAAGACCAGCCTGTGCTAATGCAGCAGCACCAATCTCAGCAGATGTAACCTTTTCCTCTAGCATAGGTAGATT